GCCGCCTTTTGGGTTTTGCCCTTCTTTTCGCTGCCATACCGGGGTTTTCATGCTAATACGCCCGTTTTTTGGGCATTTTGGCTTCGGACATGGCGATCGCAATAGCCTGTTTACGCGATTTGACCATCGGCCCTGATTTGCTGCCGGAGTGCAACTTACCGGCCTTATATTCTCGCATGACCTTACCGATTTTCTTTTCGCCTTTGGACATTTTCATAACTACTCCTTAGTGATCGGCCCGCCGGATTTCCAAGCATCACAAGTGCGAGCCGAAGCACAAGTGAACTGAAACAGGTCGCAATAGCCCAAATCGGCAGCTTTTACAAACTGTTCGTCGTAAGACAATTCGCCTTTTTTCTCGTCTTTTTCCAGTCCACCAATGATGCATTGCATCATTTTTGGCGTCTGTATAAACGCCGCGCAGTTTCCGCAACGCATACCTTTGATGGTATCCGTCGGGGCGTTATACATCTTGGCCTTTTTGAGCCAAAAGGCATCATTTGCCTCATCAGGGTTAGGCGGCCCGTAACCATATTCTTTGAACGCATGATTACGGTTTTTAAGATTAACCGACACATCCTGTGTAGCCAAAGGGCAAACAGCGCCAGATAGCAGACCAGTTTTCATAGCTAAACAGCCTTTCTCGGCCTGCCCCGTTTTTTCATAGCCGTCGGAGGCGCCAAAATAATGCCTTTTGGAGTGTCTTCGACCGTTTGGATAGGCTCCATAGAGTCTTCGTCAATCCGCACATAACCAGAATGACCGCGCATCGAATCAATATCATGCTGGAAGGTAAACGTCACCGTTTGACCACTTTGCAGGCATCTAAAAGTTGCCATTTTTCCCTCTAAAAATAGATAGGGGGCCGAAGCCCCCTACCGTTATACAACGCAGCGAGCAATAACAAGACGAATAGTGCAAGACGCCAGATCGACTGTAGAACCGGATTCGTTTTGAATCCGAATCGACACCGAACCCGCCGAATCGACATACGCCGTGATGCTCATACCGACTTCACTGACCGAAAACGAGCAGCCGATAACCATATCGCCCAGGGCAACGCCCGGAACAGCCACAGTATCGGTTTCACCCGCGCCATCGGCCAGAGAACCAGCATCTAACGTCGCTTTTACGAGCCAAGTATCGCTAAAAAGCCCGCGAAACTGGTCGTTACCCCGACGCGAGGTAATGGAAGTAGCAGCAGCCATGTCAAAATCTCCTAATCAGGTTAAAAATGCCCCCCGCCGGTTAAGACGAGGGGCAATGCCGTATTAGGCAGGCACAGCCAGTGCAAACGCCGAACTGGACAGCGCGGCGCCGGTCGTGGCGGCCGTACGCAGAGCTTTAACGCCATACAGGGTATCGGCCGTATAAAGCGTAGCCAGATATTCCTGTTTGTATTGCGTCTGCGAACGAACGCCGACTTGCTCAACCAGCACCATCGAGTCGCGGTGCCCCATCAGGCAGATACGATCCGCGCCAGTGTTGCCCGCGCCGTAGTCTGCATTCGAGGTCGTGAACACCGGGATGCCGTATAGCTGACCGATTTCACCGTTACGGATCGCATTGCCGTTGCCAACAAATGCCTGTTCCGTATAACGCGCCAGCCCCATGAGCGTGTTGCGGCTCGACGGCGGGATGATAAAGAAACGCCCATCCATCGGGGTGTCGTTATCGTCCAGGCGTTGAATGGTGCGACGAATCGCCGCATCAGTCAGCGCCGCCGCATTGGACGTGCTGCTGTTGTATGCGGTCGTGCCGTCAGAACCAATATACGCTTTAGTCGTAGCCGCTGCGGTAGCGTAGTCGTTCGTGCCAATCGTAGCACCGTTAAACGCGCGGCCAAGTTGTACCAGATCGGTATCAACCTGTTTAGCCAGAGCGTAACCGGCGTCTTCGGTGTAGAACGAACGCAGGCTCGACAGAGCTTGAACTTCCACAATGTCTTCAATCAAGCGGCTATATTCATAGTGCTTGTTGATAGACACTTGCACTTCCGTTTCCGTCGCCGCAATCAGCGTAACGGCCGTTTCAGCCGCTTTTGCCGATGCCGAACCACGAGTCGGAGCCGGAATGTGAACGGTGTCACCTTTCTTGCCCTTGAAGTTCATGCGTTTGACGACGTTTGCCAGCACAAGGTTTTTCTTGTAGGCGGCGACAATTTCATCACTCCAAATCTCAGGAATGAATGTTGCAGCGGTAGTAGTAGTTACCGCAGGGGTCGGATAAGCCATTTTGTAAATCTCCTAAAAAAAGTTATTTAACCCTGCCCTCTGCGTAAGCCTGCATGATTTCATCACTCAGAGCTTCATAGCGGGAAGGATCGGTCATTTTCAGCCTAATGAGATCAGCCCGTCTGTAAACACGCTTTGACGACTCTCCAGAGCCACCTACATCAACTGCGGCGGCCTTAAGATTTTGCTTACGGGTTTTTTCACCTGCGTCTTCCGTTTGCTTGGTCTTAACGCCCCTCAGTTCCTTGTAGGTAGACAACAATTCATTGGCGCTATCGTAGTCATACTCGCCATCAGCTTTTGCCCAAAGATTAAGCCTGACCGGACTCATTTTTACCCAATTAACAAACTCAGGGTCTTGCACTACGTTCACAAAGTCAGGATGATCTTTGCCCAATCGCTGTTGGACTTGCATCTTTTTAAACTCAGTGGCGGCCTGCCGCGCAGCGAGAATATCGGGATGCTTTTCGACAGTGCTTTGAATCGCCTTTTTGGGGTCTTCAAAAAAGTCTACTTCCGGTTCTGGTTCTTTCGTAGTTGTCGTAGCGGCGCCGAGATTTTGCTTGATAAGTTCATCAGCCAGTTTACGGACTTCACCGACTTCTTGAGCCTGCTTGCCGATCAGCTTTTCAGCTTCCTGGTGCATTTTCACGACCTCATCCAGACTTTTACCCCGATACTTTTCGGGAATGTCCGAACTGGCGGCCTCGACGGTGGACTCCAGCTTTACTTCTTCCGGTTTGATGTCTTCTTGCGACTCGACTTCGGTTTCGATCAACATATTTATTTCCTTTTCCTGCCTCATTGGGTTGTAGGAGATTAACTCGCCAAAATGGTTAAGAGTTAGCTTTTTGCTCTGCCTTCAATTTATCAAGATGGCGCTGTTCAAATCGTCCATGTGCAGACGGAAATGATCCAGACCAGCCTTCAAGTTTGATGGCGGGAGCCGAAATGATGCGTTTAGCCGACGCACCACAGTCACACTGAACGATATTTTGGTCAAAATGAACGTATCGTTCAGTCAAATGCCCATTTTCACAGGCAAATTCATACATGCGTTTCAAGTTGTAAATCCTCGTAAGTTTTTGCGCTGGCCTCTTGCAAGGTTTTCAGCCATAGCAGGATTGATAGTTCACCACGTTTGAAATGCAGTTGTTTTTCGTTTTCAATGCCAGAAATACTGTTAAGACCGGCTATCATGGCGTCAATATCCACCATCAAATCAGACCACCCTTCAGTAGCCATCATTGAAAACCGTTCTTCATAGTATTTCTGTAGTTCTGGCGTCACGCAAATATCTCCACCCAAGCTAAAGAATTTTCGTCCCAAGCGTATTTTTTGCCATCAACAGGCATTGGAATTGGCGCACTCCACAAGCAGTTAGTTTCATTTAATACCCAAGATGGATATGGTTTTGGCGGGATAAAAGCATCTCTTTGCTCATCGTATGTATAGCCAATACCCGCATAGTTTTTTCTGATATTTCCGTGATAGCTTGTCCTCTTACAAAGTTGACCTCGAAAATTTCCGTAAAATTGTTCCCAATCGTAAGACGTATCTGTTTCATCTTTGCCGACAATGACTTCTACTACGATATTGTTTTCGTCTAAAAAAGCGTAATGTGCCATATAATTACCAATAGATATTGCCGGTTCCGGCGGTAAATTTATATATGGTATTACCACCAGATGTTGTTTTTGTATATGTCAAACCAGCGTCTATAGATGATAGGTCTTTATAGGCTGAAGAATACGATATAACAACAATACCTGAACCACCAGCGCCGCCGGCATACGCTGTTCCAGACGCAGGTGTAGAGCAACCGCCACCCCCGCCACCAGTATTAGCAGAGCCAGCATTACCCGCGCCGCCATTAGAAGTTCCAGCGTTACCGCCGCCACCAGCCCCGCCAGTTCCAACAGTGCCTCCAGAGGTTGTCCCGCCACCTCCACCGCCAGCATAAGTTACACTTGATCCGGTAATGCTAGATGCAGACCCCGCGCCGCCGTTACCGCCAGTAGTACCAGTTCCCGCTGCGCCAACAGCACTTGCGCCGCCGCCGCCTCCATCACCATAATTAGGCGCTGTAAAAGTAGCTAAACCACCATTATTACCTTGTCCAGAAGTGCCGGTTCCAACACTTCCAGATGTGCTGGCATTTGTAGACGCGCCGCCGCCAGAACCGCCATTACGTCCATTTGTGTTAGCCGCGGTAGCATTAGACCCACCGCCACCACCGCCACCCGTAGACGTAACGGACGCGAATACCGAATCAGAACCATTACCCCCATAATTAGGTGATGCCGCCGTCCCCGCTGATCCTCCAGCTCCTATTGTTACCGTATAGGCTGTTCCACCGGAAACAGATAACGTAGTAGACCTATAGCCCCCTGCGCCCCCACCGCCACCGCCGTTATACCCGGCGATAGACCCGCCACCGCCACCACCACCAGCAACAACCAAATAAGTAACGGAGGGAGGCGGGTTTAAAAACGCAGCGATAACGGCTTGTTGAACCGCGCTCATTAGGTAAGCCCCGATCCGCTAATAATCCAAGTTGTGCTGGTCATCTTTATCGCTGTAGCAACACCATACTGAGCAAGGCTACGCGATCCGGTTGTTCCAGGACCGGCCAAATACATCGTGTCAGTAGTAATTGCGATGGTCACAACTTGAGAAGTCATATTGATGAATGTGAGCGCAGTTCCAATAGCGTAGGCAACCGAACCGTTAGCAGGAATAGTAAATGTTCTGGCGTTTGCATCGGTTGACGGATGCAGAATTGCTTTACCAGAATCGGCCAATACCAATGTATATGCAGCAGATTGTGAATTGATAGGTATATTTCTAAAACCTACTGAATCTGTGCCATCCACAGTGCAGGACGACAGAGTTCCACTAGACGGAGTTCCCAATACGGGGGTAGTAAGCGTTGGACTTGTAAGCGTCTTATTGGTTAGTGTTTCAGACCCCGCAAGCGTTGCCAGTGTTCCGGTAGTTGGAAGCGTTACGCCGGTAGTTCCACTTACAGTCAGTGTAGTTGCAAAATTACCGCTGATCGTCAAAGTACTCGCAGAATTATTGGCGACACCAGTGCCGCCATTTGCAGGGCTAAGTGTTCCTGTAACACCCGTAGACAGCGGAAGACCTGTAGCGTTGGTCAATGTGCCACTAGAAGGGGTGCCTAACGCGCCACCGTTTACGACAAATGCGCCTGCCGATCCAGTATTAATCCCAAGAGCAGTAACAACGCCAGTTCCGGTAGTTACGGTTGAAGGCGCAACCCCCGCGCCGCCTCCGACTACCAAGGCATTGGCTACCAGCGCGTTAGACGATACCAGCGTGCCAGAGGCACTAAACGCCAAAACGCCGCCACTGGTGCCTGAAGTCAATCCAGTGCCACCGTTGGCTACAGGCAAAGTGCCGGTAACGCCTGTAGAAAGCGGCAATCCGGTTGCATTAGAGAGCGTGGCGCTGGATGGTGTGCCAAGTGCACCTCCGTTAACTACAAAAGCGCCAGATGTTCCGGTATTCGTGCCAAGAGCCGTAGCAACACCGGTGCCAAGACCAGATACACCAGTAGATACCGGTAATCCGGTTGCATTGGTCAACGTGCCACTGGTAGGAGTGCCGAGTGCGCCACCATTTACTACAAATGCCCCCGCCGATCCCGTGTTGACACCGAGCGCGGTGACAACTCCTGTTCCGGTAGTCGTTGTCGCCGGGGCAGCACCAGCGCCGCCGCCCAAAACAATAGCATTTGCCGCCAATGCCGCAGAACTTGCCCAAACCGATGAACTTGAAAAATACGGCACCCCACCGGAAGTCCCCGCTACGGTTAGGGCCAGCGTGCCGCTAGTCGTAATCGGTGAGCCTGATACGGATATGAGGCCGCCGGTAAATGTCTGCGCTACCGAAGTAACCGTTCCGCTACCACCACCACCACCAACCGTGGCCCATGAAGTATTGGTGCCGTCAGTCGTCAGAAATTTACCGCTATTTCCGGTTTGCGACGGAATCAGGGTATCAATCTGCGTTTGCAGCGAGGTAAGCGTATCCAATACAGACTGCGAAGTGCCACCACCATTGGTAATAACCTTGATTTGTTCGGCCAGATTGGGCGCAATGACTTCGCCTACGTTGATTTCGCGACCGGAAGACAGACCGATAATCAAACTACCATCAAAGTCAATCCGCGCATCTGTAACCGATACGCCATCAGCACCGTCAGCACCGTCCATGCCCGGTTTGCCATCGGCGCCGCGAGCGCCTGGCGCACCATCACGCCCATTTTTTCCATCCTTACCGTTACGCCCGTCACGCCCGTTGATACCATCGCGGCCGTCTTTAATCGTAAGAATACGTTTTTCCAGCGATCCGCTGATGGAATCGTAGCGTTCCTGCAAATCTGCTTCAATTTTCTTCAGGGCGTCAACGACAAGCTGCACATTCTCTGCAACTTTCTTGCGTTGCAACTCACGCGCTTCGTTTACAGAATTATCAATCGCGCTGAATACGTTATCAGCGATACCATCAAGCATGTTCTTATCTGACGGTTCGGTAGCCATTATTTCAACGCCTCGGAAAGTTTTGTCAGAAACTCAGTTTCTACATTGGCCGCGCTATCTCTGGCCTTTGTCATTTGAAGCTCGACAATTTTGCTTTTATTTTTGATATCGGCTTCTTTTAGCATCAATTCCGCAATTTTCACCCGCTTATCAAATTCGCGGCTGTTAGCATCATCAGCATTAGGCAGATTCTTGGTGACCGATGCCAGTGCTTTTGCCTTGACTTCTTCCGGCATCAACTGCGCTTCGGTCAGAAGTTTCTGCGCTTCAGCACGATTCTGCTCGGCCTGCGTGGTATTTACCGCGATTTGCGCCTGTGCAGCCTGCAACGCCAACTGCTGCTGGATACGCTGCGTTTCCTGCGCCTGCGGATCGGGTTGCGCCATCTTGTCGAGCATATCAATCAGTTCATACCGATTGGTAAGGCTGGAATTGCTCAAAATGCCCTTCAAAATGACCGGCAGAACCGGCGTATCCGGCCCCAATGTCTGCAACAGGCCGATAAATTGTTGCTGTTCGTATTCCCGCGCAATGATGCCAAGTGTCGCCGTAGGTATGAACTTCATATCTACCGACGGATATCGTTCGGGATCGAACTGCATATACCGATACGCTGCTTTGTAGATAAACGGAATCAGGAAATCTTCCTGAAAATTAACCAGCGTGCGCTTGTATTTCTTGATGATCGTGGCGACAGCCATCGACAGACCGGCGCCATCGCGGTTTGATTGCGACACCATGTTCTGCGAATCAAGCGTGCCGGTCGATTGCAGCAACATCGTTTCAAAGGCTTTGGCCGTTTCAAGATTGCTGCCGTCCGTATTGCCGAATTTGAACGGGTAGAGAATCTCGCTCGGTGCGCCGTTGGTCAAAAACGCTTTGCCCGGCTTCACTTCAAACTTCGCCCCGCGCGGCAGCCGTGTGGCGTCTACCGCGATCATGGGGCTGGTCGTCAGCGCCAGCGAGTCCAAGTGCGACCGCACCTGCGCGTCGATGGCTTTCTGCATGTTGTAGGCTTTTTCAATCGTTCCACGCCCCAACAACCGATTTGGCACCGTATCGTCCTGATACGCAATGACCGGACGATCCTTCATCATATACGGGCTTTCTTCGGCTTTCAGCAGCACGCTTTCGTTGGCAATGACAACGATAGCCTCCACCATGTCCGAATACTCATCTTGCGCCGATTCTTCTGGAAAGAGGTCAACCACGTCCTCATTGTCCGACTTGCTCAACAGTTCCCGCGGCACCAGCCCGTAATAGGTGAGCAAACGCACCTTGTCGTCCTGGTATTGCGTGATCTCCTGCGTCGGCTCCAGCTTGGTGTCTTCCGCGTCAGTGCCAAGTGCCACCTTGCGGTAGATACCATCCTCCTGTCCTTTGACGATCTTGTGCAGCGAAATATACTTTTCCACCGCTACACCCATGCAATCGTCTACGCTTGTGCCATTGGGGTCAAACAGAAAGTTTTTAGGGTTGACCGGCACGATCTTGACGCCAATGCGCGTCTTTTGCTCAACGCCAATGGCGGCTTGCGCCATTTCGCCCGGTATCGGTTTGGTAGCCGGCACAAAGGTCGTATCCGTCACCACGGTAATCTCACCGATGCCGGTGCCGTAAATTTCGGCCATCAGTTCAATCTGGTCGATGGACTTCCTGATCTTGTCGATCTTGAAGTCTTCCATCAACTGCGCTTTGATAAGTTCTACATCCAGCGGGTTTTTATTGATATCGCGGATATCATCCTTGATGTCAAAAAAGTCACCTTGCCCAAAGATGGCTTCCATGATCTCCGCGTGCCGCGTTTCCACCGCTTGCTGTGCGGCCGGCGTCACAATGCGGCTGCGCTCGGAGTCGCGCATCTTGTCCTGCGACGACCATTGCCCGCGGAAGATACGTTCGTATTCTTCCCACAAGGCCAGATAGTTCGTATCGCGGTAATTACGCCAGCGTTCGCAATGATCGTTTACGAATCCGACAAGTTCGTTGTCTTTCTCACTGGGAATCTGATACTCAAAACCCCCAGTCGATTCGTTTTCATTCTCGTCGTTGCCGCCGTTTTCGTTTTCAAGTGCCATATCAAACCCCCGCCACTACATCTATAGGCGACCAGTTATCCTGTTGATCCTCGAAATACGACGTTATCGCCAGTTGGTCTATATAAGACAGCGCGTCGGGCAGGTCGTCATGGACGCCCTGCGCGGGAAACATAAGCAACTGATCCACGAAATCATCAAAATCTTCGTCACTGTTCAAAACCACACGGCCGTGTTCAAACCGACCCTGTAACGCCCAAATAACCCTGTCGGCTTTTTTACGGTTGCCGTGTGTCAAATCAATTATATGAGAATATACATTATAGCTACGCATCAAGTCACTCAAATACGGCAAAACCGCATTTTTGAGCGCCCCGCGTTCGATTCCGACCGAAATCGGCCGGAAGTCCCGTATGGCGGTCAGGATTTTTGAGGCAGTTTCCTTGATATCCCACCGCCCGTGTTCGATCTTTTTAACCCACCACTTGCCATCGTCAGTAACTTTGACCACAGCAATCGCAGATTCGTCCAGCCTTTTGCGGGAATTGGACGCTTGACGGGCGACTTCCTCGAAACCCGCGAGGTCGCACGCGATGTAGTAGCTGCCTTCCTGCGGTTCGTCGCCATACTTTATCCACTCCTCTTTGAATACGTCGCTGCCGGCGGTGTCAAAGCTCGCCATGTATTCCTGCTTGAAACTGAAGCTTGATAGCGTTTTCTTCGCGCTCTCGATCTCCTTTGGGTCAATCATCGGGTTGTCTTTGGTCGTAAAGTGCCACGACTTCCAATCCGTATCCTCACCATTCTTGCCCAGGTTAAACAGATCGTAGAACCAATTTCGGCCTTTTGGCGTTCCGATAAAGATCGCGCGGCCCTTACGGTCGCTCAAGCTGGCGCGAATGACCTGCTCCCACGCCTCTACCTTGATATCGGCCACTTCGTCCAGCACCGCATACGTGAGGCTAACCCCGCGCAGCGTATCCGGTCGATCCGCGCCCCGCACATAGATGCGCGCGCCGTTGATAAGCGTGATATCCAAGTTATTGACGTGGCTCGACTGGATCACCTCCCGCCCCAAATCCAGCAGCAAATCCCAAATAATCTGCCGCGACTGGCCCATCGTCGGACTGACATACAGCACCGCGCTACCTTGCGGGCATCTCAAGCCTTCAATCAGCAGCGTTGTTGCCGCCAAACGTGATTTACCGCAACGCCGCCCTGCCGCGATGACCTTGAACCGCGTTGTATCTTTGAAAACTTCTTGCTGCCACGGCAGCAGACTGAAGTTCAAATCGGCCATTAACCAATGTTCTCCGGCTCTTGCGGCTCGATAGCGGCGTCGATAACGGCGCCGGTGGATATTTCACCGATACCCGTGATGTTGATCGTCACAGCACTACGATGCCCCTTGTCTTTCTCAAACATGCTAACGGGCAATGTGCGCTCCATACACAGCTTCAATGCGGCCATCTGGCTTGGGTGCGCGTCATCGAGCGCAATATCCACAACCTTCTGCACCACACGCGAACCACTTGAATCGAGAAGCATTTGCTTTAACTCGTTCAACTTCTGATAGTCCGTTTTCGGCAGCGTCTTTGGTGCGCGATACCGTTGGGGCCTACCGTTTTTAACCGGTGGATTGTCCATAGCGCAGCACTATACAGCATTATTGTCAAGATTGTCATTGCCGTTTAACTGCTAACCGCTATTCGTAAGGGTATGCCTTACGCCCGTTTGACTTTTTTCTGAGGGTTGGGGGCACCGCAAATTTCTCGTGCCACCGCCTACCCCCTCCCCCCCCTATGCTCCGAGCCGCCAGGCATCGAGCCGCCAGGCATCGAGCCACCAGCCGGGCGGGCGCCAGCCGGACGAGCTCGAGCCGGACGGACGGGCGCCAGCCGGACGAGCTCGAGCCGGACGAGCTCGAGCCGGACGAGCTCGAGCCGGACGAGCTCGAG